TTATTAGAAGATATTTCATTTGATAAAATACTAAATCGGGTTAAAAAATTAGGTCATGAAGCCAATATTCACATTAACTACTCTTCTCTTGTTATGAAAGTAATTGATCAATTATATGATAGTATTCCTACTACTAAAATAGACGAATTAGCTGCTGAACAATGCGCTTCATTATCTACATTACATCCAGATTATGGCACTCTTTCTGCTAGAATAGTTATTTCTAATCACCACAAAAATACGAATCCTAAGTTTTCTAATATTATAAATACCCTGTACAATTTTAAGGATGTACATAATCAACCTTATCCTCTTGTCTCTTCTAGTTTATATGAATTTGTTAGTTTACATACTCAAGAAATAGATTCAATGATTGTAGACAATCGTGATTATTTAATTGACTACTTTGGATTTAAAACTTTGGAGCGAGCTTATTTATTCAAATACAATGGACAAATTATAGAAAGACCGCAACATATGTGGATGCGTGTTGCTATAGGAATCCATGGCTCAACTCAAGATGATGCTTTACAATTGGTAAAAGAAACATATGACTTAATGTCCCAAAAGTATTTTACGCATGCGACGCCTACACTGTTTAATGCCGGAACTCCGCGACCTCAATTATCTAGTTGTTATTTAATTGCGATGGAAGATGATAGTATTGATGGCATATATAACACATTAAAAGACTGTGCTTCTATTTCTAAATATTCAGGTGGCATCGGCTTACATATACATAACATTAGATCTAAAGACTCGCATATTAAAGGAACAAATGGAAAAACTGATGGAATCGTTCCAATGTTACGAGTATTTAATAATACTGCTCGCTACGTAAATCAATCAGGAAAAAGAAACGGATCATTTGCCATCTATTTGGAACCATGGCATCCTGATATTTACGATTTTTTAGAAATGAAGAAAAATCACGGCGATGAAGAAATGAAAGGCCGTGACCTTTTTTATGCTCTTTGGATAAATGATTTATTTATGGAGCGTGTCAAAGAAAAAGGAGGAAAATGGTCGCTATTTTGTCCTCATGAATGCCCTGGATTAGCTCAAGTCTATGGACAAAACTTCGTTACTCTGTACACAAAATATGAAGCTGAAGGAAAGGCAAGAAAAGTTGTAGAGGCACGTGATTTATGGTTTAAAATTTTGGATGCGCAAATGGAAACAGGTACACCATATATTTTATATAAAGATGCGGTCAATAATAAATCAAATCAGAAAAATCTTGGCACCATTAAGAGTTCAAATTTATGTTGTGAAATTAACGAATATTCAGATGATAAAGAAACTGCTGTATGTAATTTAGCATCTATCGCGCTTCCAACATTTGTGAACAAAGAAACAAAACAATTTGATTATGATAAATTACATGAGGTAACAAAGGTAGTAACTAACAATTTGAATAAAGTAATTGATGTTAATTTTTATCCAACAGAAAAAACAAAAACTAGTAATTTTAGACATAGACCAATAGGAATAGGAGTACAAGGGCTAGCGGATGCGTTTATTTTGTTAGATATGGCGTTTCATTCGGACGAAGCGAAAGAAGTAAACCGATTAATATTTGAAACAATGTATCACGCCGCATTAGAAAAAAGTAACGAACTTGCGATAGAGCGTAGTACAAAAACAAGAAAGATGGATTTTTTATTTTTGAAATCTCAATTAACTAGTGGTACATTTGATTTTTTTAATTTAAATGATTTCCATTTTATAAAAGAAGAGATTGAAAAATTAGATGTGGAAAGATGTGGTGCGTATTGTTCATTTATCGGTAGCCCAGCATCGGAAGGTATTCTACAGTATGATATGTGGACTAATTTTGCTGGATTATCGTCTAGATATGATTGGGCCAAATTAAAAGCCTCTATTGTTAAGCATGGACTACGTAATTCTTTATTAATGGCCCCTATGCCAACTGCGTCTACATCACAAATTTTAGGATTTAATGAGTGTTTTGAGCCGTTGACAAGTAATTTATATTCTAGACGTACTTTAGCTGGTGAATTTGTGGTTGTAAATAAATATTTGATGCACGAACTCATACAATTAGGGAAATGGAATGAACAAATAAAAAATAATATTATTGCGAATAAAGGTTCTATTCAACAACTAACAAATTTGTCAGAACACATACGAAATAAATATAAGATTGTCTGGGAGATGCCGATGAAACATTTGATAGACATGTCCGCAGATAGAGGTGCCTTTATTTGCCAAAGTCAAAGTTTAAATTTATGGATGGAAGACCCTGTTTACAATAAACTAACATCTATGCATTTTTATGCTTGGTCTCAAGGGTTAAAGACAGGTATATATTATTTACGAAGAAAGGCAAAACATCAAGCACAACAATTCACAATTGAACCAGAAAAAAAGACAAATATTCAAGAAGGTGAAGAGGAAATATGTACAATGTGTTCAGCATAAACAATAAATAAAATAAAATAACATAAATACATAATTATATTTATGTTATAATGAGTTTAAGATTTTTTTCATCTTTTATTACTAATACTAAACCAACAAATCTTTGTGTAAATTGTCTTCATTACATAAATTATAAATATTTTTATCCTGAAGATGAAATTTATGACCATAAAACAAAATTAGGTAATTGTGCTTTGTTTGGGAAACTACATTTAGTTACAGGAGAAATTGAATATGATAGTGCTCTAGAATGTAGACTAAATAAATTAAAATGTGGAAAAAAAGGATTATTTTATATACAAAAGGATAAAGACTCAAACAAATAATTTTATATTTTAAGCGTACTCCTTACACAGTCCAAAGGTTCTACGATGCCATTTTGTAATACCATATGTTTTTATTCCATCCATATGTTTTTTAGATCCATATCCTTTATTAGAATCAATCCCGTACCGTTCAATTAATTCAGGGTTTTCTTTACACAACTCTTCAATATATTTATCTCGTTCTACTTTAGCTAAAATAGATGCGGCAGCAATTGCTGTAAATTTATTATCACCACCTTCAATCGTTTCGTAGTTTACGGTAACCAATTTGCTCTTGTTCTGGTTTAAAACAGTTAATTGCTTGAAATAGTTTCCATCAATTAGCAAAAGTAGGTTGCCAAAATTGGGTTCCAAAACATCTGTTTTTTTGGTGCCATCTGGTAAAACATCTGTTTTTTTCGCCAATTGTCCAATAACACTTTTGATCGCCTTGTGCATCGCTGATTGAGTCGCCTGTAATATATTGATTTCATCAATCACTTTCTCGTCCTCATATTCTACTGCCCATGCGATCGCATGCGCTTTAATATATTCAGCTACTTCATTTATTTTTTTTGAATTTTTAGAAGTGAATTTTTTACTGTCTTTCATTTTAAAATGATCAAATCCATCATCTTTAGGTAAAACAACTGCGCCACTATATACTCTTCCTAACATTGGACCGCGTCCAGCTTCATCCGCGCCAATTTCTATGGTTCCTTCTTCACAATAATATTTTTTTAGAAGACATATAGGCACTTCGCTTATTACAACCTTCTCTTCTTTTTTATTTTTTTCTTTAACAACTTCTTTTTTTACTCTTGGCTTTCTTTTCTTCACTTCTTTTACTACTTCTTTTATCTCTATTATTTCTTCTTCTTTCTCTTTCTCCTTCTCTTCGTCACTTGAATCATCAATAATTTGGACACCAATAAAATCTGTAGACATGGTTAATAGTTTATATTTATACAATTATTTATGTCTTTATAAAACAAATCAATTTTTTTAAATAAATAAAATAAAAAGAACTTTTTTCACTATATAAATTATACAATGAACGGAGAAATATTATTACTTTTTGTCATATTATTATTTGCATTAATATTATGCACTTATTTAGGAGGGAATAATTGTGTTAGCTCTATGTTTGAAGGTATGACATCTAATACAAATTCTACTGCTAATTCCAGTTCCACTATATATGTTGCTGACAATGGTGCCAGTGCCAGAATTTCAACTGGACCTAATGGTACGAATGTTCTTACCGTAACAACTTCCGATGGTTCTAGAAATTCTTATACTACTTCTTCTGGTGGTGATATTAATACTTATTATGCTTCTAATGGAAATGGCGGAACTGCTACTTTAACAACTGACTCTAATGGTTCAGCAATTCTAACAGTTACTGATTCTAATGGAACTAAAACCGTGTTTACCGTTCAAAATGGTAACACTAATAGCTATACAAATAGTAATACATATTCTACAAATAGTTACGATAATTATAACCATTATACTGGTTCATCTCACGCATCTATTTATTATGGACCTGATGGTGGCACCGCTAAAATAATTGATGCCGGAAATGGTGGCACTATTGTCATCACTTATAAAGATGGTACCACCGAGATTTACTACATTGATAATGATACGACTAATTCCAGTGTGACTACGTATGTTGGTCCTAATGGCGGCACTGCTAAAATAATTACCGATTCAAATGGCAAAACTGCGATTGAAATTACCGGTCCTAATGGCTCCAAAATTGTTTTCACAGAAGACAATACTTATAGCAATACAAATCAGTATTACAATAATGATGGATACAATAATGTAGACGTTGACACTTATTATGGACCTGCGGGTGGATCTGCTACAACGGTTACAGGACCTAATGGTAACACAGCGGGTGCTTATACAAGCCCTTATGGAAACACATATACTGGAAATACATACAATGGCGCCACAAATAGTTCCGGAACATACAATAATTCTTTGCCTCCTGGTATTCCCAGAAACCAAATTCCTGCTGGGCAAGAAGACTTGTATATTTTGAAGTCTCAGGTTGTGCCCCCAGTTTGTCCTGCGCCAATTGTAAAATGTGACAGCAATAATGGTAACGGGGAATTTGACGTTAGTAAATGTCCTGCATGTCCACCGTGCAGTCGCTGTCCTGAACCCGCATTTGACTGCAAACGCGTGCCAAATTATAAAGCATTTAACCAGGATTACATGCCAGTTCCAGTGTTAAATGATTTTGGATCATTTGGAATGTAAATCTAATAACTATTTAAATATAATTTTTAATATAACATATAATAAAAATTATAATGGAAGAAACGGATGAAGAAATATGGAAACCAATTACTGATTTTCCAAATTATGAAGTCAGCTCTAAAGGGCAAGTAAAAAGTAAATATAAGAATATAATAATGAAATTACAAAAAACATATGCTGGTTATTTAAACATATCCTTATTAAATAATGATAAAAAAGGCATTAGTTGTAAAGTTCATAGATTAGTTGCGAAAGAATTTATAGATAACCCTGAAAATAAACCAACAGTTGATCATATTGACAAAAATAAACAAAATAATTGTGTAAGCAATTTAAGATGGGCTACAATGACAGAACAAAATCTTCATGTACATAAAGATGTCACATTTTTGAAAACAATAAATTATAGACCTATTTATAGAATTAATAATGACACGAATGAAATAATTGATTTACACGAATCAATATCTCATGCTGCATTATGGATTATAGACAACAAATTAACAACTATTAAAAATAAAGATAAAAATAATATAAGCATAATTAGTAGCAAAATATCCGCAGTTGGAAACAATAAAAGAAATATTGCTTATGGATTTAAATGGAAATATTTTTACGAAAAAGAAGATGAAGCTGAAAATGAAATATGGAAAGAAATGCCATTTGAAATTATAGGTAAAAATAATTATTATGTCTCAAACAAAGGAGGTTTTAAAAATAACAAAGGTGTTATTAAAAATAATCATAAATATAATACAGGATATAAAAGAATTCATATAAATAATAAAAATTATTTACTTCATAGATTAGTTGCTCTAACATTTTTAGAAAATCCCGAAAATAAAGAATTTGTTAATCATATTGATGGCAATAAATTAAACAATGAACTAACAAATTTAGAATGGGCTACATGTTTAGAAAATAATCTACATAAAATAAAAATAGGTTTATCAAATTCTACTAAAAAAGTAATACAGTATGATTTACAAATGAATAAGATTAACGAATTTTATTCGATAGCAGAAGCAGTTAAAAATTTAAATCTTACAAAAAGAATAGTTATAGATAGTTGTAAAGGTAGAAGTAAAAATAAATGCGGCTTTTTATTTAGATATGCAGAATAAATAAAAAATTGATTTAAATATTATTAAGTATTTAATAT